CTCAGCTGTTGGAGTTGATACACCTTTTGGTTCTGCTCGATAAAACGTGCCGTGTTGGTTTTTATATGGATATTTAAATTTTCTAGTTTTTTCATCTGAAATTTCTGTGCCTGATCTTGTTTTTCTAACTCCGTAATATGTAATGCCTGGTTCGACTACACCTCCTGGTTTACCTATAACTTCTCCTCCATCCGCATAATAATGACCAATATGTCCTTGTCTTTGTAGATCTGCAATTTTCATGACGTCAGTTGATCCACTTAATGCGTCTTCTGCTTTTCTCACATCAGCATCCTCTATGGTTCCTTCTGCCGGAACTTTTTTACCTAAATAAAAACCAAGTCTTTCTTGGTCTACCACGTTTCTAAGAACAGGGTTTTTGATCAACGGCTCAGGGCTTTGTTCTATAATAAATTTATAAATTTCTTTAGGGGTCATTATTCTCCTAACAATCTTGCAATACCACCGTTAGCATTTGTTAAACGATTAGTATTTTTTGTTGTCATGTTTTTAATCATTTGTTCTAATTCTAAAATAACTTCATCTGTTGCATCTTTTGGTATTGGACCATCAAACATTTGATCTAAATTTTTAGCCATGCTTTCAGCAATTTCATCTGTAGCACCTGCTTCTTTAGCAGCTTTTTTAAAGTCACTTAAGTTTTTTGCACTTTCTTTTGAACTCTCTGCCATTTCTTTGTAACGTGTTAATTGTTCTAATCTTGATTTTTTAACGTCTTCAATAACATTTTTAATTTTGTCTGATTGCAATATACCTGTTCTTCTATCATACATGCCAGATCCTTTAGCAGACTCTAAAGCTCTTTGATAAGACTTTGGATTTAAAACTCTTAATATGAAAGAAGGTTTCATATCTTTTTCTTTAGCCATGTTTTTTGTAAGTTGTTTTAAAAAACTTTTACCTTTTAACAAACCACCACCTAAATACATTTTAGCTCGACCTCCTTCTGCAAAATCAGGTGAAAAATCATCATCAACATAATCACCTTGTCTTCTAACTACTGCATCTGATTGTGCTTCAGAGTCTTCTGTTATGTTTTTAGCTTTATCTTTTCTTTTTTTGTTTTGAACAATTTCTTTTATTGTTGGTTTTTTATTTGTTGCAAATTCTTTTAGTGTAGATACATCAGAATCTAAATCTCTGATACTTTGACCACCAACTTCATCTATATCTATCTCATAGTCATCTGGACCATACTGTCTTCCAACTGGTCCTGACTCTGCTACTTCAAACTCTGCTGTTGGTCTTGGGTCTCCTTCATCAGGGTTAGGTTTTTTATATTTTAATGTAACTGTGTCTTCAAACGTATTTGAAGGACTGTCAAAATCAACTGTAATACTACCTTCATCAAGATCTTGAGTTACTGTTACAGTTTCATCTTCATTTAATTTTTTTTGATGAACAATTTGTCGTTCTTTAGTTTTGTAACCTTTAGTTACATCATCACCTTCTTTTATAACTCTTGTTACAAGAGCATCGAACCATTCTGGTTTACCAGCTACATCATCTGTTTTAATAACTTCTCTTGCAAGTTTTTTAGCTGCACTTTTCTTACCACTAAAACTTAATATACCACTTTTAACCGCAGCTGTTGTTGCAGCTCCTGCCCCTAACATTTTTAAAAATAATCTTCTTAATTTATTTACTCCACCACCACTTACATAAGGCATTCTTTCATTTCCATCTTCTGCAAGTAAATAACTTAAACCTGCACGTCCGCCTGATGCAAACTCTGGGTCTTGGTCAAAATCAAAATCTTTGTCTTTTTTAATTCTATCAACAGCTTCTTTGTTTTCTTTTTTTATTCTTTCAGCTATTTCTTTTTCTGTTTCTTTTTTCTTAACTGTTTTAAATTTACCTTGATCCATGTCTTTTTTCATTCTTGCAAAGATATTATCAAACATTCCAACTTCTTTACCACCCATGATATTTTGTGTATTTTTTATTTTTCTACCTTTCATATCCATAATCTCAGCCATTCTTTTTTTAGCCTCTGCTTTTTTTAAATTAGTTGCGATTCTGTTTTTTTCTAGTTGTTGTAAAATATTAGTAAGTTGTCCTTCACTTTTAATTGTGTTTGGATCAATACCTTTTCTTATTAATAAATTTTGTAGTGATAATTGTCTTTGATCGACCGAGTATCTATTTGGTATTTCCATGATCCCTGAACCACGGTCCTTGGATAACTGTTTTATTACAAATCTACGTATAATATTTCCTGCCATTTTTAATAGTACTCCATCTTCCTAGGTTCTTTTTTTGGGTCTTCGTAATCTTCTGGATGGGTTAGGAAGCCGCCCTGCCTGAATCGCATGATTGCCATGGTTGTACTATCAACCAAGTCGTCATGATCGCCATATGGAAATGACGCACATTCTTCAATCACTTCTTCTGCAAATTTCATATCAGGAGCCCAAATAACACCAGCCTCAAAAAGAGGAGCACAAGAATTGACTCTAACGTGTTTATCATTTCCTCTACTCGGTGTAAAGGTCATAACTGGGATATCCATTTGTCTTAATTCGTGCGTTAGAGGTGTTCCAGATGCTTTTTGTTCAATGATAACCATGTCAGGATTCCAATATTTATATTGATCTAGTGCAACACGACGTAATTCTGGAAACTCGTACCGATCTTTAAGTGCATCGAGTAAAATTAAATTTGGTTTTGAGTCTTCGTTTGGATAAAACACACCCCAGACGGTAATTGCAGAATAATCGGCTGTTTCTTTTTTTAAAAACGCCGTATCCATCGACATAATAATATAATTACAACTTGGTAAGTAATCTTTGTCCCAAACCGACCACCATTCTCGTTTTATTATGGCTCCTTCTTCAGAAGTTGGGTTTTGCATCCATTGTGCATTCCATTTTCCAACAGGAAGAGTTGCTTTTACCTTTTCTAGCTCGTCTATTTTCCAAAATTGTGGCCAGACCGGTTCTTTTTTAGTTCCGTGTTCCATGATTGCTGGAAATTCGACCAAATCCCATTGGTCACCTTTGATTTCTTTTTGATTATTTAACAAAATTCCTGTTAAATCTTTTTTTGACCAACGTGTCATGACCAAAACGATCTTGGCTCCCGGCTGAAGACGTTGTCTTGGACCAGAAGTGTACCATTCGTACGCAGATTCCATCGCTGTTGCCGATAATGCGTCTTGTTCCGAGTGCGGATCGTCAATAATCAAGAGGTCTGCACCACGGCCCGTGATTGCACCGCCAACACCAGCTGCAAAATACTCACCACCTTGTTCCGTTTCCCATCGTCCAGCAGCTTTTGAGTCTTCTTGTAGTCTAGTTTGAAAAATTTTAGCATATTCTTCGGAGTCAATTAAGTTTTTAGCTTTACGTCCAAACCTAATTGCTAATTCTCCTGTGTGAGTTGCCTGTATAATCTTTAATTTTGGATTTTTACCTACCATCCATGCTGGCAAAAGATAACTTGCAAACTCAGATTTAGTGTGTCTTGGTGGCATGTTAACAATTAGTCGATTAATTTTACCTGAAGCAAGGTCATTGAACTTTTGTGCAATAACTCTGTGGTGCGCGCCTTCAATAAACTCGGGCCAAACAGCTTTGACAAAGGCCATAAAATCGTTTTGTGCTTTGTTTTGAATTTGTTTTTGTGTGTGCATCACATCCACTTTTAACAATTCTTTTCTAACGTCTTCAGGGAGTGAACTTAAATCTAAATTATCAAGGTCTATGTTATTTATGTCTATATCCATAAAAAATTTTAAAAAATTTTTTGCACCCTTATAGGTGTTGAAAAAGTATTTTACCACCAATAACTCTCTAAATCAAGCAATTCAACCTAGAGTAGTGGGACCCCTTTTTACAAAAGGGAAACCGCTGTTTTACGTTTCGTTTTTATTTGGGATTGGTTTAGTATCTCTTGGATTTGTGGGGGTGGCGGCGGTCATCCGCCGCCACTCTCGGTTAACTAGCCCACTGTTTAAGGGCTTGCTTTTTGATTAGGATTGCAGGGCCAACAACAAAGTCATTACGTCCTGTAATATAGTTGTCGTTGTCGAACGTTGCTCTCCATAATGTTGTAGCCTCGGGGTTTAAAGGTAAGCCGATTAACTTACCCTCCTCATTGATTATAAGATAGTCACCATTAGGGAAAGTAATTCCCTCAACGTAACCACCTACGAACTCTTGCGCCTCTTTTAAACTTGGCTCATCTTTTGAGTCCTCAATGATTTTAAACTCCGCTGCTGTTGTGTTTATTTCTTTCTTAGTCATGTCCCATATTCTCATGGATTAGAGTTATTGTCAACCTTTTTTATTTGTGTCACAACTTTTTTACCCCAATATGGAGTTTCGATTGTTTCTTTAGTTACCTCAATCGGTGTTTCAAGAGCCTCGGTCCTTGGGTGTAACCCAATGAACTCAGACCAATTTGCGTATGCAAAATCATTCCAACAGCCTTGACTACAAAAGTGTGAAAAGAAATGATTTTCGTTCCATGAGTTTTGTTTTATCTTTCTAGTCCTCAAAACCTTTGAACCCTTGACACCTCTTATTCTATCTTGCGTATGATAAGTATGACACTTTGGACCATGACACCAATTATAGTTTGTCATTTCTATACTCCTCGATTAAATGAACTATTATAATCATTAATAATGTAACAAACGTTGCCGAACCCAATAAAATACAAATTCCTAAAATGCTACTCATTAATGCCTCACTTTCCATGATGTAGTCGCAGTTCTATATCCGTGTGCGTCTAAATCATAATAAACATAATAAGGTGTTCCATTTTTCGCAACACCATATCTGCTTTTCTCGTCGTGTTTTCCTTGTCGAGTAATATGTTTTTTGTGCTTACTCGCCCAATAAGTTATGTAAAATGTTTTAGTCATTTATGCCTTTCTGTTATGTAAGGGATATTATAGGATATCCCTTACATTGTCAAACACTAATTTACAAAATCTGAATGTTGATATTCATTCTTGATTTGTTGCTCTTGCAGTAGTTTTCTTGCAATCGCTATTTTTTCCTCTCTAGTTTGTTCAACCTCATCTGTTAATAAATCAGCTAAATTACTAGGACTATAAATTGATAAAGCCATACTAGAATGTGCGTCTAATATACTTTCATTTAAAACTACTCCAAGTTTATCAGCTAGTTCTTTCGCTTGGTCAAAGTATCTGTAAGATTTCAAACCAAGTTTTAGTTTGTCCATTTTTTTATTTACATGGCTAAACATCTGTTCATGAGTTTTGACTACATTTTCTTGTGCAGTTTTAAAACTTTGAAACCATTTAAAAGTTTCTTGGTCAGCAACAAACTTACGAGAATGACAATATGATGTTCCAATTACCCAAAGTTTGAAATCATTGTCCCACTCATCTTTAGGAAACATTTGAGATTTACTTACATCATTACGACTACCAAAACCCAAAAATTTATTTACTTCACTTTCAGCATTATAGTAAGTTGGATTTCTTTTGTCATACTTGTCGCCTAATCTAACATTGTAATCTGCGTCAATGTCTTTTGCTCTCATCTCATCACGATAGTAAGAAGTTAAGAAATCTTTGTCCATGTCGCCAAACTTAATATGAACATCATCATGTTCTTCTCTTTTATTACCTTGATAATCTTCTACGATTTTTGGTATTTCGTTTGAAACATAAAAACAATTATCATGGTAAAGGTCGCCACCACTTTGACCATACTTATTAATCATGCCTCTAATTGTATCAACATCTTCTTGTGGTTGATGTTTTCTAATTAGTTTATCCATGATTGTTTTTGCTTGATTACGCATTACAACATATTTGTCTTTTGCGTCTTGCCATGCTTTCTTATATTTTGAATTATCTTCAAAATGATTTTGAAATACATTAGCAATCACTTTTCGCTTTTCTGCGTTAAGTGTTATTCTTCGTTCTTTAGTCATGCTACCTCTTTCTTGTTTATTTATTTTTTGCATAAGTCTTTTTATATCTTGACTTTGGGATTGTCAAGCATTATATATGATTTGAGCGCCCTCATTTGAATATTTATCGGCGCAATAAACTATAAATATTCTTGGGACTTGCACCAACAAAAGCAAGTAGGATCCAACCGGTGGCCTGTAGGATAACAGCACCGGCTGATCCCTGGTCTATTACACTGGTAACAATATTTCCAATGTGCCCGGTGTGATGGACCTGGGATCAGACTGATCCCTGGTCTATTCAGCCCTGCGTCTAACAGGGAGAAGTCACCTGCGGGTGACCTTGCTGGATGGACCTGGGATCAGTGAGCACTGGATACAGTGATAGGCCCTGGCCGGCTAGTAAACAATAGACTCCGGGCCTCATTCTCACTGGTCGCACTGGAGAGTAAGTTCAGCTATTGCTTTAGAACTGGTAAGGTGCAAGCGCGCGCAGCGCGCTTCCAAAAGCGTCAAGCTTCAGGCTTGACAGCTGGTCTGGGATAGTGTAGGATGTATTTAGAAAGGATAAATTATGACTAAAAAATTAAAAGCAGAATATCAACCAGGTGGCAGCAAGCGCCACGTGATTCTGGAAAAGGCTGTTGCGTACCTGAAGGACCCGCGGTTCGGGCTTCAGGGTGACAAGATGCGTTTCCTGATGGATGAGCTGGGCCTGTCCCAGTCTGAATATTTAACATGCCTGAATGATGCAGCTGGCGGAAATTACTGGAACACCTATCAGGATCCCTGGCAATGAGTAGACGTCCAGGACAAACAATGGCCCGGATCTATCTGGGCCACTGGCGATGGCTTCAGGAACAGGGGCCAAGCTACAAGCAACAAGCTGCAAGCTGCAAGCGTCAGGCGGCAAGCTTGACAAGGGACCTGTACTGTGTTACAGTATCCTATAAATTAAAGGAGAAAGAAAATGGAAAAAACAATTGAATTAATAGATGAACAACACGCGGCTCTGGTTCAGGTGATCCAGTTCTTAGATGCAATCAAACATAGCAATCACCCGGTCAGGGAGGCTGTTGACAAAATTTTAAATCACAGTGAAGACTTAACAAGACAGTCGGATCAAGAAATTAAACAAGCTCGAGAGGTTTTAAAAAGATATGAATACTAAGGAAGCATTAAAAATTATAGGAGGCAGCCTGAGCAAGCCTTCAAAAATGCCTGGCTGGTCAATTGGTTTACCTGCCAAAGAATGCAAGACTGGCGGCAAGCTCCAGAAGATCCCGGGCTCAGTGTGTTACGATTGTTACGCGCTCAAGGGCTGCTATGTGTTTAAAGTTGTCCAGGATGCACAGTACAGGAGACTGGCAGCTATTAAAAAGAGTCGATGGGTTGCTGCAATGGCTCACCTGATCAACAGCAAGAAGCCCGATGTCTTCAGATGGCATGACAGCGGAGACGTCCAGGATCTGCAGCATCTTATAAAAATTTTTCAGGTATGCGAGCGAACACCAACGAAGAGACACTGGTTACCGACTCGAGAGGCCTGGATCAAAGATTACTTACACAAGAAACCAGACAATTTAGTCATACGATTCAGCGCGCCAATGATGGACCAGTTGGCGCCTAAGTCGTGGCCCAACAGCTCAAGCGTAATCACAGGTGACAAGCCTTGGTTCGGCGCAACATCAATTGTATGTCCCAGCTCAAAACAGGGGAATAAATGTTTAGACTGTAGACAATGTTGGAATCCTGATATAAAAAATATATCTTACGAGGCTCATTGACATGTGGAGACACCCAAAATATTATAAAGAATTACGAAAGCTACGTAATAAATCTGATCAGGCCATTAGCCAATTAGCCGAGCCGGTAGCTGGACGGCGTGCGCCTGGTCAGGGCCAAACCAGAACCAGTTCAGGTTCAAGCCTCAAGCGTCAAGCTGCAGGCGACAAGCGTCACACAGCTTCAAGCGCCAAGCGACAGGCGTCAAGCCCAGAATAATCAGCGTCAAGCGTCAAGCCACAGGCGGCAAGCTCAGAGATCCTTGTACCTTTGTACATGGACCACGAAAAAGTTTTCGTGCGTAAAGGACCGAGGGCCTTTACGAGGATAAAAGAATTGTTGGAATGTCGTTTGTGGAAGGCAATTTGATGAGGGGAAATTTTCAATTTGTTCCCTTTAGTCACCTTTAATTCTACAGTGAAAAAGTGGCCAGAATTATTGTAGCCCAATAGATCAGGAGTACCGGATAGACTAAGATTTTCAAGTCTAATCCACGATATATTTGGTATAGATTTTTTAATTTCTCTGTAAAATTTAGCCTCTGGGCCCATACATTTTTTGAGGGAACATTGTCGTTCATTTAACTATACCTGAACGCATTTTATCAGGCATAATTATTTTTCTATCTTGCTTCGTTTTAAGAACTAAACGGTGAGTATGATGATTTTTTGATAAGCCAAATACTGTATGTGTGTTTTCGTGTACTTCCATTTTATTAATTTCTTCTAAGTATCCATCTTTCTCAATGTAGATGACAGCATCGCTTATGGCATTACCTTGCCTCGACCCATCTTTTCTAGCCTCAGTAAATTTGGATAAAAATTCTTGTAGATCCCTTACTCTCATTTCTTTAGCTTATCAAGTTCTTTTTTTAATTCTATGTTTTTATTGTTAAGTTCTGTTATTGTCCTAATCAAGTCTATAATTTTAGCACTCAACTCATCTATAATTTTTTTAGAACCATCCAATAAATTTTGAGTTTTAATGTGTTCAGACTCTCTCTGTTTCCACTCCCAAATTTCTTTCTTATGCATTTCAATTAAGTAAGGTAAATTACCTGACTCAATCTTTACTTCGTTTTCATGACTCATATCTTCTCCGTGTTCTTTCGATTTTGTATATGTACGCTTATCTTTCATACCTTGACTTTATAGGATTGTTCCCTTAAATTGTCAACCATGGGATTACCGAAAAGACTCACAGACATGCAAAAAAAATTTGCCGAATACTATGTATTTGGCGACCCTGCTACAGGCAAACGTTGCTCAAAAGCAGAAGCTGCTAAACTGGCAGGATACAGTCCAGACAGATGCAGACGTGAAGGTTCAGAACTTACTAATCCAAAATACTCACCGCTAGTAGTAAAACACATTGGTGAATTAAGAATGGAAGTAAGAGAAAAACACGAGGTAACATTAGACAAACATTTAGAACAACTTGATAGAATTAAGGAAGCCGCTTTGAAAAAGAATTCTTTTTCAGCTGCTGGAAATATGGAAGTAGCCCGAGGTAAAGTTGGTGGCCTATACATAGACAAAAAAGAAGTAAGAACAGGTAAATTAGATGATATGACAGAAGAACAACTAGCAGACAAAAGACGACAAATATTATCCGACTACGCGTCTCTTCTAAAGATGAAAGTTGTGAACGGAACTGCTGAGGATATTTCTGATACACCTAAATCTTCTGAATCTTCTTCACCCAAGCTCTTGGAATCATCGTCCGATCCCCAAACGTAAAACCATCTTCATCTCTATCGTAAGACGCAAATAATTTTATAGAGTCTTTGTCTTTTGAATACAACCAACCTTCGTTAACCGGTCTTGCAAATTTCATTCTGTCAAATTCTTTTTCAGTAGCCCAGCCAGAGTCACTGATGCAATCAATCCACTCCACTCTAACTCTCGGATAAGGCATATCGGTAGATCTATCAGTTACGATACTTTTTCTTCTTTTCCTAGGCATATCTCCTTATAGAGTTTCTACAGATAAATTGCTATACAAAATTCACCTTTGGCGCGCGCGAAAGGCACCACTGATGGACATAAAATAATGTCCACTTAACTAAATAATGTCCACTAAAATGTCCACTAAAATCGATTATAATTGTTGGTATTGCTACATAATTTTTGTTTTGGACATTATTCCACTTTTTTTTCATGTTTTTTTTCAAGAGGTCTAAATTATCTGTGAGAACACTATAATAGTGTCCCTGCCTCTTTTTTGCCACAATATTTCCTCATTACGGACAACTTTTCTTCTGCCTTACCTATTTGGCCAAGCAGCTTATCTATCTCTCCAGTAATGTCGACGTGTTCTGGTATTACCATGTTGTGCTCCTCAATGCATTCTATCTTATACAATGCATCCTCAATCTCAGCTTCATATCTCTTTAGAAGCGTTCTAAACAACCTGTCGTTCATGTTTTCTCCTTACTCCCGTTTGTCTCGGGTCCTTGTGTTTTGCGTATCTCAACGCATCTTTTCTGCATTTGTTTCCAGCTACTTTAGAAACATTATAATCTAGCCATTCAGCATGATTAATCAGAATTTTGTTCATTCCCGGTGAAGTCTGTAGCCCTAAGTTCCACCTTTGCTTGTTCTTTCTCATCAAACCTCAATTCATTATACATGTCAATTCGTTTTAGTGCCTTGTGTTTCCAGGCTCGAAGGTCTGCACCTTCTGTTTTGAATTCTTGATAATATAGATCAGGCGTGCATACCATGATAACTCCTTTTTCAATTCTACTGCCGTAGACGTAGTCGTGTGCCATGG